AGACGACAGACGTTGGTGCTCGGTCGAATGCCGTAACGAATTTGAAAAATACGCAAAATAAAAGGAGAAAGATTGTGGCAGACGCAAATTATAATAACTTTGATCCCGAAGCACGCTTAGCAATAAGAGAGTTTGAAGTATGGCAACGTAAGATATTTGCAAAGAACGCAAAAAAAGGGTGGCGATTCTTTAACCCTGACTCACTTGATAAACCTACACCTCGTTCATCTTATGAAGCATGGGGTGGTACGTATAAACGAGATGATTTTGAAAAGAACGAAGAAAGAAATCAAAAGATAATGATTGCAATAGTAGCGGGTGTTCTGATATTATTATCGATCTTATAAAAGAAAGCATACATGCAACTAGTCACACTAGATTTTGAAACCTACTACGATGTAGGTTTTAGTTTATCAGGTCTTACCACAGAGGAGTATATCCGAGATGCAAGATTCCAAGTTATTGGTGTCGCGATTAAAATCAATGAGGCAGAAACGTATTGGGTTACGGGGTCACACTCAGATATACAAGAGGCGCTTAGCAAGATTGATTGGAAAAACTCCGCCCTACTATGTCACAACACGCAGTTCGATGGAGCTATTCTTGCATTCCGTTTTGGTATCATTCCTGGTCTCTACTTGGATACTCTATCTATGGCACGGGCTACGAACGGTGTTGAGGTGGGTGGTTCTTTAGCATACTTAGTCGAACATTATGATCTAGGTATAAAGGGTACAGAAGTCGTGCAAGCTAAGGGTAAAAGGTTAGAAGACTTTACGCCTACAGAATTGTCAGCCTACGCGGGCTACTGTGTAAATGATGTTAACTTAACCTATAAACTATTCGGTGTACTCGCGCCTAAGTTTCCTCAGTCAGAGATTGATCTTATAGACCTAACACTTCGTATGTATACTCAACCTATTTTAGAAGTGGACGACGCCCTATTACAAGACCGACTCGTTGAAGTCCAAGCTGAGAAGTCAGAGTTATTACAAGGTCTCATGGTTAAACTTTCATGTGACACAGAAGAATGTGTAAGAGCCAAGCTAGCTAGTAACAAACAGTTTGCAGAGATACTAGAAGAACTTGGTGTCATTGTCCCTACAAAGATTAGTCCAGCGACGGGTAAAGAAACGTATGCACTCGCTAAAGGCGACCAAGGCTTCCTAGATTTATTAGAACATGAAGATCCGTTCATTCAACAACTTTGTACAGTGAGGCTAGGTACGAAGTCAACGATAGAAGAATCTCGTATTGAAAGGTTCATCGGTATTGGGTCACGCAATAAAGGTAAACTACCTATTCCACTCAAATACTATGGCGCTCATACAGGACGATGGGCGGGATCGGATAAGGTTAACTTCCAAAACTTACCCGCACGGGATAAGAAAAAGAAAGCATTAAAGAACGCGATCATTTCACCTGATGGACATAAAGTTATCAATGCAGACTCGTCACAGATTGAGGCTAGGGTTCTTGTATGGTTAGCGGGACAGAACGATGTCGTCCAATGGTACAAAGAAGAGCGAGATGTTTATTGTGAGTTTGCTACAACGATATATGAACGCCCTATTACTAAAGCTAATAAGACTGAACGTGCCGTAGGTAAGACATGTATTCTAGGATTAGGTTATGGTACAGGGTGGGCTAAGCTACAACAAACATTAAAGTTAGCTGCGGGTGTAACACTTGATGAACAAGAATGCAAACGACTAGTAAATGTGTATCGTAATGTTAATAGTAAGGTGATTGATCTATGGCGTGAGTGCGAAGAAGCCCTACGGGATATAGCCTCATGGCCTGATGGTAAACAACCTTATGCAATAGGTAAACATAATGCCTTATATGCAACACCTGAGGGTATCAAACTACCTAATGGGTTATATATTAAATACCCAGGGCTCACATGGGATACATCAGAAGCTAAATCTAAATTTGTTTATAAGTCAAGACGTGGATTCATTTCCATTTGGGGTGGATCTGTAGTAGAGAATGTAGTGCAAGCATTGGCTCGGATTATTATTGGTGAGCAGATGTTAAAGATTAATGAGAAGTACCGACCTGCATTGACAGTACATGATGCAGTAGTAAATGTAATACCTGAGGCAGAAATAGATAGCGCGATGGAGTATATTATTGGTACAATGTCAACCCCGCCTGATTGGGCTACAGATTTACCTGTTGCATGTGAGGCGCATTTTGGAGATAGCTATGGAGATTGTTAATGGAAAATAATACAGAAATAGAATACCAACAAACAAATCAAGGCGAGTTAGATGTTTGTTATGTTATGCAAAAAGCAATATCAGATGGATTCTGTGAAAAACTTATTCAAGAATATTCAAAACCTGAAGTAGAAAAAGAACAACCATTTATTGGTCAAGGCCGTGACCTTGAAAAGAATATTAATTTAGAAATTAGAAATGTATTAAGACTTCCTTTACCTTTACATGCAGGTATTGGTGCAACGCTTACTTCAGTAGGTTTAAATGTCAACCACCAATATTGGAAGTATCATGTAACGCATTCTAATCAAGCTGAGTTTTTAATGTATGATGTCAAAGGCAAGTATGAAGCTCATGTAGATACCTTTCATATAGTGTCAGATGAGACTAGAAAGATTAGTTGTTTAGCTATTCTAAATAATGACTTTGAAGGTGGTAAATTCTATATTCAAAATGGACATGACAAGATATATCCTCCTCAAGAAAAGGGCGACATTATTATATTCCCTTCATTCATGCTTCATGGTGTAGAGCCTGTGACAAAGGGACAAAGATTTTCAGTAATAACATGGTTAGTTGGACCATATTTTAAATAGGAGATTATTATGGCAGAAGAAAAATTAGTAGAAGAAGTGCAAAAGACCCCAAGAGAACAGCTCTTAGAGAATAATTATTTAGTCATTAATAATTTTATTACGCCTGACGAAGCTAAATTCTTTTATGATGAATTTAAAAAAGCATCGGTAGAAACTCCAGAGTTATTTAATAAAGATCCACAGTGCCCATTATCTTTAGCCATGTATGACTATAAGTGGTTTGTGCATTTACTATTAGCAAGACTTCCTATTATGAACGAAGTTATGCAAGAACTTATGTTACCTACTTATTCTTATGCAAGGATATATGCTAAGGACGATGAGCTAAAGAAACATAAAGATAGACCTGCTTGTGAAGTAAGCGTGACATTGCATCTAGGTAGTGATGGAAGTAAGTGGCCTATATGGTTTACCAAACCTGATGGTGAGCAAGTATCTTATGACTTAGAACCTGGTCAAGCCGTTGTATATCTTGGTATGATCTCAGAACATTGGCGCGATAAGTTTGAAGGTAATGAATATGCTCAAGTATTCTTGCACTATGTAAGATTTAATGGCGAGCATTGGGACGTATATTTTGATAAGAAAAAGAAAAATTAATGTTAGAATTACTTGTAGCGTTTAGTTTATATAGATTCGATGCCCATTGGTTATGGTGGGTATTATATGGAATTTTATTAGCGGAGAAATTGAATGAAAAAAACTGCACAAAATGATGTCACAGGTGATTGGTTACATAGTAAACCAAACTCGGAACAATTTGAAAAGAATTTTGATTTGATATTTAGAAAGAAAAAAGAAGTATTACCTGAATACGAACTTAATAAATCAACAGGCGAAGTCCAGAAAGTAAATCATGGCGACACAACAAGTACACAAAAGTAAGCGCAAAGCTGATCCATTTAAAACTAAAACAGGCAAAGATAGATTAAAAGCATTGCCCATGAAAAAACTATATGAGTTATTAGATAAAGCAGAAGTGGGTAAGAAAAAAGCAAAGATAGCTAAAGAGATTGCAAGAAGAACTCCTATCTAATGGCTAACTTCACATGGTCTTACTCCGCCCTAAAAGAGTATGAGAATTGTCCTAAGAAATATTACGAGATTCGTGTAGCACAAAACTACACAGTCATACCTAGCGAGAAGATGATCTATGGTACAGAAGTCCATAAGGCATTAGAGGATTATGTTAAAGATGGTAAAGAATTAGCATTAAACTATTTAAGATTTAAAGGAGTAGTCGATGAGCTTATTGCCATTCCTGGTGAAAAGTATGCGGAGTATGAGATGGCTTTGGGTAAAGACAAGTCGCCCTGTGCGTTTGATGATCCTAATCGTTGGGTACGTGGTATTGTTGACTTGCTTATTGTTGATAATGACTATGCTTTCATTGTTGACTATAAAACCGGAAGTAATCGCTACCCTGATCCTAAACAATTACGCTTGATGGCGTTGATGACATTTGCTCATTTCCCACAAGTCAATAAAATTAAAGCCGGGTTATTATTTGTCATGCACAATTCTTTTATTACAGAAGAATATAATAGAAAAGATATGGATACATCATGGGAAAAGTTTACAGTATCACTAAAGAGACTTGACAATTCCTATGACACTAATACATGGATTGCAAACTCTACGCCTCTATGTAGATTCTGCCCTGTCAAGACCTGTGAATTCAACAGAACATGATATAATATTGCATGCCTTACACAAAGAAACCTAGACCTTATAAGCACGAATACGACATGGAGACCAAACGTGGTGAACACGAAGCTCGTATGGAAAGACAACGTGCACGTCGTAAGCTAGATAAAGAAGGTGTTGCTCGTAAAGGTAAAGATGTAGCGCACGTCAAAGCTTTATCTAAAGGTGGTTCAAATAAAGACGGTATTAAAGTTGAATCTGCATCAGCTAATAGATCATTCAAAAGAAATTCGCAACACAAATTAGTATCAGAAATTAGTACTAGAGAACGTAAGAAGAAATAAAGTAATACTTGACAGCACTAATGAGGTGCTTTACACTACTCATTCATAGTTATTAAAGAGCGACCTTGGGTCTTAGTTAATGGAAATCATAGATAATACTGCAGTTAAACTTACAGTGCCAGAACATATAGTGTCACACATCACTAGCAATATTGAGAAGTGTGAAGTACTAGAACATAAAGGCAATCTCACAGACCTTATTGTATTTTGGGGACTTGATGAGATGACGCGCCTTAATCAACTAATCTCATTCCGTAATAACCTACCATCACCTATTGTGCGTGATTATGATTGGCCAGGTATTTATAAACCTTTCGATCATCAACGTGTAACTTCTGAATTCTTAAGCATCAACCAAAAAGCATTTTGTTTTAATGAGGCTGGTACTGGTAAAACTTCGTCAGCACTTTGGGCTACAGATTATTTAATGAAGCAAGGTAAAGTTAAACGTGTTCTTATTATATGTCCTTTATCTATTATGTATTCTGCTTGGCAAGGCGATGTCTTTAATACGTGCATGCATAGATCAGTAGGTATCGCTCATGGAACTTCTACTAAAAGAGAAAAGATTATTAATGGTGAATATGAAATTGTTATTATTAATTATGATGGCGTAGCTATTGTAAAAGATGCTATTGTTAAAGGCGGATTTGATTTAGTTATTATTGATGAAGCTAACGCATACAAGTCACCTAGTACAGCTCGTTGGAAAACCTTATCTAAAATATTAAAACCCGAAACAAGATTGTGGATGATGACAGGTACGCCCGCGGCTCAATCACCTGTTGATGCTTATGGCCTAGCTAAACTTGTTTGTCCACAAAGAGTACCTAAATTCTCTATGGCTTGGCGAGATAAAGTTATGCAACAGATTACAAGATTTAAATGGATACCAAAACATAATGCTAAAGATGAAGTATTCAAAGCATTACAACCTGCTATACGATATGCTAAAAATGAATGCTTAGATTTACCTGATGTAATGTATCAAACACGAGATGTACCATTAACACCTCAAGTACAAAAATATTATAAGCAGTTAAAAGAACAGATGTTAATTGAAACCTCAGGCGAATCAGTAAGCGCAGTTAATGCGGCGGCTAATCTTAATAAGTTATTACAGATTTCAGGTGGTGCAGTATATACAGATAAGAAAGAAGTTATTGAGTTTGATATATCACCTCGTCTTACCGCGTTAAACGAAGTTATAGATGAGACAGTAAATAAGATATTAGTGTTTGTACCCTATCGTCACACGATTCGAGTGGTATCTCAATACTTAACTAAACAAGGTATTACCAACGAAGTTATTAACGGGGAAGTATCAGCTACAGACAGAGCTCATATTATTCAACGCTTTCAAAGCATGGACGATCCCCGTGTATTAGTGATTCAACCGCAAGCCGCTTCTCACGGAGTGACGCTAACTAGAGCAGATACCATAGTCTTTTGGAGTCCTGTGATGGGAGTTGAAACTTACCTACAATGCGTTGCCCGTATGGATCGTGTAGGTCAGAAGAACAAGATGACAGTTGTTCATTTGGAAGGATCAGATGTAGAGAAAAGAATTTATAAGATGTTGCAGGGCAAAGTAGATTTACATACCAAGTTAGTTGATCTTTATAGAGAGGAGTTAGCAGCATGAGTGATAATATTAAGTTAGATGAGATTGTACAAACTTACTTGACAATACGTGGTCAACGTGAGAACATAGCAAGAGAGTTTGAGCTACAAGACGCTGAGTTAAAAGCAGAACAAGCTCAACTAGAACAAGTGCTATTACAGCAGTGTAATGAAATGAACGCCGAGACAATACGTACAGGCGTAGGCACAGTAGTTAAGACATTAAAAGAAAGTTATATATGTAGTGATTGGGACGGCCTTAAGTCTTTCATCATGGAAAACGGATTGATTGAGTTAATGCAACAACGATTACATAATACTAATCTTAAAGAGTACTTAGCTAATCATGATGGCGAAGGTATGCCACCAGGAGTTAGTTCATTTAGAGAATATAGTATTGTAGTTAAGAAACCTAGTAAATCTTAAGGAGTAAATTATGAGTAACGAATTAGCAATATTAATGCAACAAAATCCAGCCCTTCTTCAAACAGGGTTAGACGCAGATACACTAGCAGTAGCTGGTGGTGGTGGTAACAATGTCACTAAACGTATCTCAATCAAAGGCGGTGTATTCCGTAAGTATGCGGGTGGTGAAGAAGTTGGTACGATTGAAGACCGTTCAATGAATGTAGTCTTTATCCGTATGGCTCACAATGCATCAAGAATGTATTACGCATCATCATATAAAGACGGCGAGAAGATTGTACCTACATGTTGGTCTACTGATTCCCGTACGCCTGATGCAGATGTAGCAAATCCTCCAGCAAGTTCATGTGACCAATGTCCATACAGTGTTAAGAATTCTGTAGCGGGTAATGGCTCAGCATGTCGACTATCATGGAGAACCGCAGTCACAGTACCTGGTGATCCAAGTAATGACATTTATCAATTAGTATTACCCTCAACATCATGTTGGCAAAAAGAAGATAATGGTAAGTGGGGTTTCAGACCTTATGTACAAATGCTAGCTAATAATAATATTGGTGCAAGTAAGATTGTTACTAAGATGCAATTTGATACTAAGTCACCTACACCTAAACTATTATTCTCGCCTGTCGGTGTATTAACACCCGAGCAATTAACTGAAGTAGAGAGACAAGCTAAGTCTCAAACAGCTGATAATTATATTAAGTTAACTGTGTATAAACCTAAGGAAGAAGGCGAAGCACCTCAAGCAGTTGCTCAACCTACCCCTGCTCCGCAGGCATCAGCACCAAGTGATGTGCAATCTGACGTAGCAATTGATCAACCTACATTAAGAGCTGAACCTGCCCCAATACAGAAGCCTAATGATGTAAGTTCAATTGTTAAAAAATGGTCAGTTAAAACTTAAGGATAATCATGGCTAAGTGTTATAGCGAAAAATTCTTACTTAGTTTAAGTAGCCTTAACTCAAAAAGACTAGGTGTGCAGTTTGGCAAGCAGTGTGTAAAAGCCAACTTGCCACCTGGTATGATTGCAGATTTATTAGGTGTGTCTCGTCAGTCAATTCATAATTGGTTCAGGGGAGGACCTGTACGAGAAAAGAATATAGATAAAATAGAAAAGTTCATGGATATTATTAATACATATTTAGAGGCAGGAGAATTGCCCGTGTCAAGTACTGTTGATGCAAAAATATTTATTGATGCTAAAGTGATCGACAAACTATAAAAACGTAGTAGAATAGAATCCTCCCTAGTGGTAATTAGAAAAACGCATAATTTTATGCGGCGGGATACTGTTGACTAAAAATTTAGGAAACTGCAAATGATGAAAGAATTTTATAAGAAAGCTTTGCCATCTACAGGCGTTTATTGTGTAGCTACGATTGATCCAATAGCTAAAATAACCAAACATAAATTCGTAGAAAATGTTGATGAGCTCGCAGAGTTTATTGAGTCAAAGAAGAATACACCTACCAACATCTTTGTTGCACTGAGTTCATTCAATGGGTACAGTCGTAAAGCCGATGAGGCTAAATCTGTTAGGTCTTTCTTTGTTGATCTTGATGTAGGCGACGGTAAAGGCTACGCATCTAAAGAAGAAGCAGTCCAAGCGATTGACCAATTCGTACTAGAAAATAATTTACCCCCTCCTGTTAAAATAGACTCGGGAACTGGTATCCATTCTTATTGGCTTTTTGACAGAGATATTCCCGCAACTGAGTGGAAACCCTACGCAGAAAAATTTAAAGAGTTTTGCTTAAGTCATGGCTTAAACATAGACCCGGTAGTCACCGCTGACCTAGCACGCATCTTACGTTGTCCTGATACATTCAATCAAAAGACTATGCCCCCATCACCTACTAAAGTTATAGGGGTAGACTTACCTATCTATATATTTGATGAGTTTAAAGAGTTCTTAGGTAGTCTTGAACCTAGTCTTGCAGATATATTACAGGCCGCACCCAAAGGACTTAGCGAAGATCAACGTAAAGCATTGAAGCTAGATAACTTTGAATCTAATTTTGAAAAGATTGTACAAACAAAATCTTGTGCACAGATTAACTTCATTATGGATAATGTTAAAATCCTACAAGAACCCTTATGGTATTCAGGTTTATCTATAGCGCAACATTGTGAAGACAGGGAAACTGCTATTCACTTAATCTCAAAGGACTATCCAAACTATAATGAAAAAGAAACTAATAGAAAAGCGCAAGCCACACAAGGCATGCCACACTCTTGCGAGACTTTTAATAATGTCAATCCTGGGATATGTACTGGCTGTCCTAGTCGCGGTAAAATTACTAACCCTCTTGCACTTGGAAAAATATTTAAAATAGCTGTCGAAGATCCGATCAAACCATTAGATCAATCAATGTCAGTTAAGACTATTGAGCATATTAAAGAACATGCAGAAGTAGTCACTCGGGGTTTATCATCGTTGCCCGAGGCTCTCTATCCGTTCGTATATGGTAAGGAAGGCGGTATTTATTGTATGCCTGCCCCCAAATATGATACAGATGGTGTGCCTATTCCTGGTGATCCAATATTAGTAACATTGTATGACCTATTCCCATTGAAGAGGATTTATAGTCCCGCAGATGGAGATTGTTTGTTAATGAAAGCGATATTGCCAAATGACCCTGAACGTGAGTTTTTACTCCCTATGAGCAGAGTTTATGCGGTAGAGGATTTAAAAAAGATTATTGCGTCTCAGGGTGTTTTATTTAATACAGATGCCAAAGGAGGCCAATATCTTATGAATTACATAGTTAAATGGGGTCACTACCTCACAAATAAAAATGCCGCAGAAATTATGCGTATGCAAATGGGTTGGACGCCCAATCAAGAATCCTTTGTAGTCGGAGAGTCAGAGCTACTACGAGATGGTAAAGAAGTTACATCACCTACCTCGCCTCTATGTAAGAGTATAGCTAAACACTTAACGCCTGCAGGTTCTTATGAAGCATGGAAAGAAGCCGCCAATAAACTTAGTAAACCTAGTCTTGAACTACATGCGTTTACTTTGTTAACAGGGTTTGGCTCAATCCTTATGAATAAAACTTCGACATCAGGAGTTACTATATCTTTAACAGGTGAATCAGGTGCAGCTAAGACAGGTGCGCTATATAGTTGTCTCTCAGTTTGGGGTAACCCAAAAGACCTATCGGTACTAGAAGCTACATCAAATGGTATGACAGGACGGTATCTAGGGCTACACAATATCCCATTTGGTTTAGATGAGGTAGGTAACATTATTCCTAAAGACTTATCTCAGTTAATCCACAAGATTTCACAAGGTAAATCTAAAATCCGTATGCAAGCATCAGTCAATGCAGAACGAGATCACGAGATGTCAGCTAGTTTGATTGCTATATTTACTTCTAACCAGAGTATGTATGACAAACTAAGTATACTTAAAAAAGATCCGAATGGTGAAGTTGCTAGGTTAATTGAGTTTGCAGTTCGTAAACCACAAGCATTCCTCGACGAGCCTACACTTGGTAAAGAAATCTTTGATAAGTTTAGATTCAATTATGGCTGGGCTGGACGTGAGTTTATCTTTGCTTTGTATAAACAAAGTGATGACCAAGTTCAAAAGATGATGGATAAATGGGTTGACCAATTTAGAAAAGACTTTGGCGAAGATACAGCTTATCGATTCTATGAGAACTTAATTGCAGCTACGATGACTGCGGGTGAAATAGCAGTTAATGCGGGCATAGTTAGTTTTGATTTAAAAAAGATCTATAACAGAATTGTCGGCGAAATGGTAGCTATACGCGATAACGTAGTTAAGGTTAATGTAATTGATTATGAAGCTCTTATTGGTGAATTTATTAATACTCATCAAACAGGTATTCTTGCGTTTAAAGATAATAAGATTTCAATGGAACCTCGTTCACCGTTAGTTATTCGTGCTGAACTTGATACTCACATGATCTATATATCTAAGCCTGAGTTTAGAAAACACTTAGCAGAGAACCAAGTAAGTACAAGAGAGTTCTTATATCAAATGAAACAGGCAGGCATAGAAGTTATTGAGAAGCGTAAGAAGATGGGTACAGGTTGGAAAGATGCGACAGGTACAGTTAACATTGAGACTTATGTTATTAATACAACTAAACTTACAAGCAAGTCATTAGGAGCCGCACCTGAGCTTGTATAACGAAATAGAATGGGTGTTTCCGTTTGAGGGAATGGGTATCGGGGATAGTTTTTTTATTCCTACACTTAAACCCTCACCACTCATTTATGCGATTGAAATGGGATCAAAACGAGCGGGTGTTAAGATCAGGGCATTTACAACAATGAAGGATGGTTGTTTAGGTGTAAGATGTTGGCGGTTAGCCTAGTCTTGTAATTCAATTGCTTTACGATGAAGCTCTCTTACATTACTCAACAATCTAGTTTCATTAGCATTAAGATCATCTAATATTGCACGTTTTTCTTCTGCTGATTTATTACTATTTAAAATAGCTTTTTTAACATCCCGCATTTTATTTACTTGATTGTGAAGTGCATTAATTGCAGGCGCTACACCTAAATAACCTTTATTCTTTTCTACATATTCTTTTAAAGCTTCGGGATCACCTTCTTGTTTTAATGCATTCATAGTAGATTTTATTTGTGTTACTTTATCATAGAGTTCAAAGAAATCACTTCTAGCACCTGTTGCATGTTGATTTTGTAACATAGTACCAATGAATAAAGTATCATTAATAGTAGGCGCAGGTCTATCATCAGATAAATAGTTAGTCATCTGAGCAATTGTTGAGCCCATATAACCTCCATATCCTTTGATGATATGATCAATTTTAATAGGGGAATAGTTAAGTGCTTCACCAATTACTTTAGCTATCTCTGATGTTTTTTCTGTATATTGATAGGCAGGTTCTTTCATTTCTTGGCCACGACTTACTACAGGTAATCCAGAGAATAAATCAAAGTTAGTATAGTTTTCTGCCAACGGTCTAGCAATTGTAGGTACAGGCGCAAATCCAGCTGTAATTTCCCACATCTTGCGAAGCGTAGCACCGATTACTGCAGAATCTTCTACGTCAGCACCAGGCGCATTTAATACCCAAGCTCTAGTACTACGTTCAATAGCTACTTTAATAGGTCTTAATTCTTGCGGCACAGGAACTCGAGCGCCACCTAAGAAAAAGTTATTATCTTGTTGATCATCACTTTGATTTTCGTAATCATCATCGCCACTCATAAAGGCTGCATACATAGCAGTAAATGCTGCATATTTAGCAAGTCTCCATGCTAATGCTTTCTTACCTTGTGCTTTTGATATACCACCTATACGGCCACGAGCTGCAGCAATGTCACGAGCTAAACCTTGAATTGGAGGATTAACGAACGGCATCATGCGACGTAAATAAGCTAATGATCTTGATGTACCTGTTTGTTGATATGGCATATATTGATGTGCACGAACCGCTGCATAATCTTGCGCAGTTTCTAAGTCCATGCCTTGTTGAGTTAATTCTTCAATAGCATTTTTATAAATAGCTTCGCGTGCACCTAAGTCAGAACCTTGTGCCATACGTTCAAGAACAAACGCATATTTTTTCCAGCCTGTCTTATCTTTGCCTTTATACATATCAATTAAATCTTGAGAATCTAAAATATCTTTTTGTCCAATAATACCATAACGATTTAATAATTCAGCATTAGGTGTACGATCAGAACTAAATTGATTTTTAGCAATAGATATCCACGTATCTTTAATATTTTTAGCAAACCCTGCTTTATTACCTGATACGAATGTTGCACGAACAGGATCTTCCCATGCTTGGTTCCATACGAATTGAGGCATCATAGTAATACCATGACGTAAGCCAGATACTGGGAATTTCATTAGATCCCATACTGCGCCAGTAATTACAGGTGATGAAGCAAAAGCTGCCATATCATTAGCATCTCTAACTACGAAGTCTTTAGGCATTCCATCTATATTAACATTAACATAATTAACTGCTTTTTTCTCTACGTCAGTAAGAGGTCTATCCATCCACTTACCTTCACCTAATTGTTGAAGCATATCAGCTGTATGTTTAGCTGCATTATTTTTAATACCCCGCTGCATCATCCATGACATATTGGCCATATAGTTATCTATAGGATCAGCAGCTGCACGTTTAGAACCTAGCAGTCTATATTCTTTAGCTGCACCTAATAACCCACCCACTTTAGTAAATGGTTTAGCTTCAAATGCTTCCATCTCTTCTTCGGGTATACGATATAAAGCAACGTATTCAGCGCGATCAAGATAGCGTTGAGCTTTTTCTCTTGTATAAAGACCTGTCTTAACCATAAAGTCTAATAAATCTTTTCTTTGAACATTACGCATTTCACGCAATTTAGCTAGCTCGGCACCATAACGTCTCCAGGCTTCTTTAGCTGTACGTTTATCTGATTCAGTCCATTCATCAATATTTATTTTTTCATCTGCGCCAACAGTATCATTATATTTAGCTAGTTCATCATATCGGGGACCATACCAACCTGCGGTAAGCATATCGTAAGCTAATTCTTTTGAACCTAAATCTTCTGTAGCTCTACCTAATAAGTCATACCACCCATTAGAAATATCAAGCATACTAACTTTAAAATCACCTGTGCTTCTATCAGCAATAACCATACCGCTCTTACGAACATCTAATCTACCTAAATATAAACCTGCTTGTGATATAGATTGACCATTAGTTGCTTGTAAATTAATAAGGTCACCTCGAATTTTACCGCCATTTAATAAATCTACTTCTGGTAAATTTGCATCAATCCCTTTTCGTTCTAAACTATATCTACCGCCAACAATCTTATTGCCTAGCCAATCGCCCCATTTACGCCATTGGTTATTATCACTACTCCAAACATCACCAATTTTTTCCCAAGCTGATTTAGTTTCTTCTTCAAGATATTTAAGTGGCGTGCCATCAGGTCTTGTTAATCCTTCAGGTGCTTGTCTAGCTTCTAACACTTGTCTAGGTGTAGTAGTTACTTCAGGTCCTGTCATAAATTGAGGACTTAATAATAAAATCTCGTCTAATAAACTGTGTGCATTATCCGAAACGCCAAACATAGATTTAATTAAGTTTACAAAATCAGACCATAAAGTTTCAATTTTGCCTTTAGCTGGTTTAAGACCTAATACACCTTGTTGATTTTGTAAAAATTGTTTTAGATCAGGACTAGTTTCAGCTTCAGAAAAGAATTCTTTAATATTATTTTGTGCATAGAAGCCCCTATTCTTTTTAGCTGCAGCTTGATTAAATGCTTCAAATAATCTAACAGCTTTTTTACCTAAAGGAGTAATGCCCGTTGGTTTACCATTAACTTCTTTAACGTGTTTATCTAATTCTGCATCTGTAGCAGCATGGTAGATTTCATGAAGAGTTACTTGAACATGTTCTGCAGATTTAGGATTAACAAATATATGGTTAGTATTAGGATCATAATAACCTGGTGCTTTACCTGTTGAGGCAACTTCTCTATTAGTAGTGAATCGAGTTGATTCAATATTAGGTACTCTCTTTAATAAATTAATTAAAGATTTTTCAGATTGATTTTTAGCTACTTTAGATATAGCTTTTAATGCGTCAGATGCATTAGTTACATTATTATAAATAGGTGTAGGTTCAGTTAACTCTGTAGGTGCAGCTTCTAAAATGCCTTTTTCTTGCGCTGAAGCTTCTGCTAATTGTTTATTAATTTCTTCTTCTGTTTTAGCTGGAGCTGTTTCTTGCATAGCAGCTCTTTGTTCTTCACGAGCTAAGTATGCTTCTAATTCTGCATTACCTTGTTCTTCTAATGGTACGGCTTTTTTACCTTGTATCTCACCTTGAATTAAATCTCTTAAAGACTGTACGCCGCCATCAACTTCGTTCTGTACATCGGCACTTAAGTAACCTTTATCGATTGCAGTTTGAACTGCGTCATCTAGCCCTTTACCGTTTTTAGTAAATAGCCCTACCGTAGCACCAGATTTATTAACACTCTTTTCACCAGTAAGGTCTTCAATATGATCTGTACTAATACCACCACTTTGTTTTAATACTGCCTGAATACCCATAGATGGTTTAGCTTTAGGCTGTACTACTGGAGCAATCTCTTCTAATGGAGCTGGGCTTGTTCCCTCTCGTCCATAAGGTTGTTGAACATTATCTGTAAGACTTCCCAGTCCAGTTCTGTCAACTCCTTCAACTCCTGCGGTAAGTTCTCCTGCCATGGGTTGTCCAGGTACTTGAATGCTTTCTCCAGGTCCTTTGACGATAGCTGTTTCATTTTGTAAGTCCTCAACTTTAGGAATTTGATTTAAGTAGTCTCTTATTTTAACAGACTGTGGAGCATCTTCTTCTTTATTCTTTAAGAAATTTTCTAACGTATTTCTAATTTTTGTATTATCTTCTGGTATTGTTGCATCTAGTCCAGTCAATTCATCATAGAGTTTAACTCTATTATCTTTGGGTCCTACTTTAGCAGTTGGGCCAATACCTAAATCTTTAAATGTATTTACATCTACTTTGTTTTTCTTTTGTGATTCTTCAAGGTTTCTTTGTGCTTCTGATTTAGCATCTTCTACAATTTGATCTATACGATCACGTTCCATTTGAATTCTACCTAGTTCCTGAGCTCGAGCTAAATCATTTTGTCTGATAACATCTCTTGCTTCGCCTCTTGCAGATACACCAGATACACCACCAAGTGGTGCTAATAGTCCAGCAGAGTAAGCTACGTCAGTGTATTCTTTTAATGCTTCAGGTGTAGTTAATGGTAAGCCTGCTTGTGCGCGTTCTAACATTTGTTGAGTAACTTCAGTAGGCATTTCAAACGCAGCAGTTTTTAGTGTGCCTTTGGTAGCCGCTTTAAGTAGTGATTCTTTAGCAAGTTTTTCTGCAGCTTCTGTACCTAGACTACTTGGATTAATCTTAAATAATTTACCTAGTCCAAACTCCATAGCACCTACATCTAACGCAGCTTGAGGAATAGCAGTACCATAGGCTTTAGCTAGATCAATAGGTTGACCTTCTTGTTTTTGTCTTTCAATATTAGAACCCGCTTGAGGTAAGAAGGAAGGAAGTAGTGCGCCACCAATACCACCAACAGCGGTACCTAGGGGACCAAATACTGAACCAGCCATAGCACCTAGTCTACCACTGGCTAGCATTGCCCCTATATTAGGAGCTTGTTCAGCTAAGCCTGCTGGGATTTGTGTAATAGCTTCTTTAGCAGCAGGGAGTAAACCTTTTTCTTCGTAGATTTTTTTGATTTCATCCAAGCTTGCACCTGGACGTTCTTTGATAGCTTCTTGTCGAGCGATACCCCTTGCAGCAGCTTCTTCACCGCCTATAAATGGAGCTTGTACCGCCGTTAATGCTTCTGAACCTAGTCGCTTAGCTCCGCCTACTAATGCTTCAATAGGACCAGCTGTACCGGGTTTTTGTTGTACTGGAATTTCAGGAGCTTGGGTTTGACTACGAATGAATTGAGCTAATTGTCTAGCATCTTCTTCATTACCCGCTGCGTCTGCTCGTCGTAACGCTTCGTAGACTTGGGATAAATCTGCCATATTATTTATATTTGTTTAGTAGTCCTGTTATATCAGTCGGAATAGCTTTAGGCATATACTTTAATTTATACGCATCCCACGGACCATTCACAAGTTCTCCACCTGATGAGACATAACCCTTCCATAAATCTTTTTCTGTTACATCACCAGATGGACCCTTTTCCTTATAGTAATCAGCTTGAGCACCTTCAAGTTTACCTTTGTTAACAGCTTCAAATGCATCAATTTTATTTTTCTGATTAAGAGCTTCTCTGTTAGTTTTGTAACCAAGTTCGGCAAGTTTATTAGCTTGGTTCTGAGCTTTGATATGTTGTTCACTATTAAGACCATATGTAGCTGCAGCCACTTGTTCAGCACGTTGCGATTGAGCAATTCTAGCTTGAAGATCAAATTGTTTATCACGAGTTGTTTCAAGTTTATCTTTAGCGTCTGAGTAATCTTTAAGACCCATAGTTGCACCTTCAGCAATATTTTGTAAAGCATATGGAGATTTACCCGCAGCCATACCTAATCCTGCTTTAGCTAATGCCATCCACGGAGCTTGTTCTTCTGTCTTAGCAGCACGCTCTTCCATCTTAGCTAATTTCTTTTCTAGCTCAGGACGCAATGTATCTTTACCAATCATAGCGTTATATCTAGCCATATCTCTTTCAGCTGCGCCTGCAGGATCTTGATAAAGTGCTGCATACTCACTAGAGTAATCTTTTAATGGTTGATATAAACCACCTAAATCTGGACCCGCTGCTTTTGCTACTGGAGCTACTGGTGGCGCAGACATTTGATTAATAGCATTTGGAGATACATTAAATTGTGATGGAGCATTAATACCTGTGAATGATGGAGGTAATTGTGTATTATCTACTCTTGGTCCGCCTACTGTTGCTGTTGGAGCTGTTGATATAGGAGCTGCACTATTTGTAAGTTGAGCAATTTGTTGTTTAATTTCTGCTTGTCTAGCTTTGTTAGAAACACTTTGTGATGGTGTAATTTTTGTAAATGGACTAGTGGTTAAAGAAAGATATTCACTTTGTAATCTTTGAATTTGATCTTGCTTTGCTAAATCAGCTTGTGATGAAGATTTAATTCCTTGCAACCAATCACCAAATCTAGATGTAGCTACTTCACCACCGTCATCAAATGCAACGATACCACCTTGTGCCATACCTTTACCACTAAACATTTGGTCAGGCACAGGAAGACCTGCTACACCTTGTTCTGCTACTGGAGCCTGTGCAGATTGTTGTATTGCTGCTATACCTTGTGGTTGGGGCTCTGCTAAATCTTCTGCAACAGTTGATTTTTCTGGTTTAGCTGCCTTGTAATTATCTCGCATTTCTTTTCTGCGTTGTAACTCTGATAAGGCTAAATAGCTAGGTACTTGACCTGTAGGATTCTGAACATAGCCAATAAGAGCTTGGTCAGGTACATTTTTTAATTCATTTTGTAACTTAATAATGTTCATATGTTATCCTTAACCTAGAGCTTTCGCTAAACCAAGACCGGCTAAACCTAAGCCACCAATTTGAGATATAGTAGAGGGTTGTGGTGTGTATTGAACTTGAGTAGAACCAAGAGCCGCTGCATTACCTCGAAGAATATTACTGAGATATTCAAGTTGTTGTTTTTGATAATTCTGTTGATCCATAAATGTTTGGTACTTAAGGTCATCAATTTTTTGTTGGTATGCTTGTTGTTCAGCACCTGTTGCAGCTTGAGCTTTTAATCTTTCTAGATCAGAAGTTTGTTGTGCCGCAGCTTGAGCAGCTTGTTTAGCAGAAGCTTCAATACCTGATGTAAGACCAGCAAGACCGATGTCTTTACCAAGACCTGCTTGGTATTGTTGACCTTGTTGTGTAAGTTGTTGAGCTTGTAAGTTACGTGCTTGATCCGCATTAAATTGTTGTTGCGCATTTGTATAGGCTTCTTGTGCGCCTCTATTTCTAATGTCAGTAATATTTTGAGTTGCATTTCTACCTTGTTCAGCTTGTAATAAAGCTTGACGTGCACCACCGAATGTACCACGACTAATAGAGCCTGACATACCCGCAGCTTTAGCTAAGTCTCTTTGTCTTTCTGCTTCACGAACTGCAATATCAGTTACATTAGATGCATAGGGAGACATATAAGCCGCTGCAGTTGGAGCACCAAACGTACCTGAAGTTACGGCTGTAGGCGTATAGCCAAATGCTTGACCTAAACCTGTAACTGCTGAACCATAACCTAATGCTTGACCCGCACCTAATCCTTTTGCAGATTCCGCAAAGCCACCAGGTTGTGTCATTTTAGATACATCAGATTGAACTTTTAATTGTTCTGGAGTAAACCCTGCTAATCTGTCGCCTGTATAAGTAGGCATTGGTTTAACGCCTGTAACATTACCAGAAGAATCAGTCGTGTAAACATTTTTACCTGTTTGTTTTAAAAGCTCTTCATAGTATGGCTTAGCATATTCAGGCAAGTTAGTAGAATAAGAAGTAGACGTTTGAGAACCTCCACCACCTGATCCGCCACCAGAACCATAGAATGTAAATGCTTCTACTAGGTTTTGAACCCAATTAAACAAATTAAATAATTTCATATATCTTTCTCCACAACGAATCTAATAGTATTAAAACCTGCTTTTTGTTTATATAACCTTGCTTGAGCTTCTTCACACCATGCACTTATTTTTGTAACACCTTGTAACTTTGCCCATTCTTCAACTTGTTGCCAAATTTCTTCTGATACTACACCGATACCACCAAGTGCTGTAATAAATAAAGTACGAGCATTGGGATAATTAATAATCTCAACAGTCATAGCCCCTTTAATTACATTGTGTTCATTGACCCCTACTATAAGAGTCTGATAGTTTTTTGCTAATAATAATTTTAATTGGTCTAATGTACATGTGCCTGTTCCAGTTTTAATGGAGGCATCTAAATAATCTTTAACATCGTCCCAAACCTGATATACATAATCAGGCGCTACTAATTCTACTTTAATCATGCAGGCATGTATTTATTAGGGTTAATTTCTTTACCTTGTTTTTTATTTCCAGTACGTGCTTTTCTTACTTTATCTAACATCGAATATAATCTTTGTGATCCTGCTTTAGATGAACCATTACCTAAATGACTTACTACATCTGCAGGTACTACAAATTCACCATCTGCTAAACGAGCGGGTTGTTTACCTTCTATTGTAGCAGGAATTGAGTCGGACATACCATCACCTTGGCCATCTAAATAACCACCATGAGCCATACCAAGAGTTCTAAAAGAAAGTCCATTACGATTATCAGATGCAAAATTAATACCGGCATTACCAAAAGGTCCCGGTCTATAATTACTTGAATCAGATTGACCCATCATATTTCCAAAAGGACTATTACGTCTATTATTTATGCTAGGAGCAATAGTTATTGCAGGAGTATTAGATCCAGTATTTAAATTAAGTGAAGGAAGCGTGTCTAAGTTCATGCTAACATCTCCACCATCAGCATAACTGTGAGGTGCATTCATACCTGCATAGTATGTTGGGGTCATTGCTTGAGACGGATTAAAACTTGGTGCCATAGGTTGAGAAGGTGCTGCACCTAGTGAACCTAAACCTTGTGATTGCTGAGTATTATCAGTGCCTTTAATTTGTTTAACAATCGCAGCTTCAATAGGATTTTTACCTTGATAATTAGGATCTGCTTTTAAATTAGCAGTCACTTGGGAAATAATACTACCTTGATTATTTTGGTTATCTAAATTAACTGCCGCATTTTGTACTTGTTGAGTAGGCATGGTTTGGCTTGTAGTAGGTGCTGGAGTTAATGATGTAATGCCCGCTGTTTGATCAATAGGGGCTAATCCTAGAGCTTCTTTATTAGCATCGCCACCATCAGCAAAACTTACTGGGCCGCCCATAGCATAACCTGTTGTTTGAGCTTGGTCCATAGATTGTGCTCTAGCTAAGCTATCTAATCTACCTACACCGTAGCCATCACGACTTAATGCAGGGTTAGTTAAATTATCTGTTGCGGAATATAAATCTTTTAGGCCACCAGTTGTTACTGTGCCACCCATAGCATAGCCATCGATATAACCACCTTTAGCAACTAAGCGAAGGCCTGTATCATTACTTAAATTTAATGTAGCATATGGATTATAAGCTTGTTTCTTTTTAGCTTCGTCCATATTAATTGGTTCACCATAAATATCAGAAGATTCTAATCCGCCTAATACTGCACCCCCGATTGGCATAGCTAACTTCATACCTGAACCACCTGCAGCTTTAAATGCATCATATGCACCGGGTTCACCTGTCATTATATTTTTAAATCCTGCACCTGCTTGTGATAATTTGTTAAGAGCTGGATCAATAATGTTACCTGCTCCTGAATTAGCTCCTCCAAAAAAGCCTGTTTGATTAGCTAAATTAGATGCATTCATAGCTTGAACTTCTGCTGGAGTTGTAGCACCAAAATTTAAACCACCAAATCCTGGAGCTTGGTATTGAAGAGCATTTGTTCCGATAGCGTCTGCAGCACCTTGACCTGCAATTTGTGGCATAGTACCTTCTAGAGCCTGTCCAGCCAGCATAGGATTTGCTGCAGCACTTAAAGATTGTCCTAAACCTGCTCCACTATATCCACCAAGTCCGCCCATTAAACCGCCCATTAAAGGATTTTCACCTTTTGCAGCCGCAAGACCCGCGCCTGTAGCGGCACCCGCTAATAATGGAGCCATACTAAATCCTGCACCACCTGTAGCCATACCAGCAAATACTGGTAATAATGAACTAAAGAATCCGCCTAGACTAAATGCTTCAGGAAGACCTGTATGTGGGTTAACAGTAAGTTTAGTGCCTTGTTTTTTAGCGAGATAGTTTAAGCCTGCAACTTCGTGCGGACTCATGTGAACTAACATTGAATCGCCATGGCGACCTAAAGATGCTAAACCTTGAGCTGTGTGAGATGTTGTCATAAAGAGAAGTCCTTAATTTTGGGTAATTGTATCATATTATGCTAATGTGTTGTCCATTAAAATGCCAATAGCTAAGAGAGATACACCGTGGGTTCCACTGCTTACGCTAGCTCTCCAACGAAGGTCTGTTTTTTGAGTTTGTGCTATAGGAACTGTACGACTAACTACATATGATATTTGATAATTTGTTTGTAAAAGAGTGTAGGTTATTGGGTTCGTAAGTGCATTATTGGTTGTTTTAACATCTAAACTTGTGTAGCCAGTTTTGTCAGAACCATTAAAAGAATCAATCTGATACAAAAGTAGTGTATATCCATTAGGTACTGTATAAACTGCAGCTTCAGATTTACCATACGTAGCCGTAATATATCCATAGGTTATACCGCCATTAGCCACAGTAATATTACCTACATTAGATGTTTGACCAGACGCGGGGTTAAGCATAGTAACACCATTAATTCTTAAGTACTGATTAACAGTTGAGACAGGGGTAACACCATTTAAAGTAATTGTTTCTGATATGGTATTATAACTTGCATCTAACCCACTAATAACTACTTTGGCTGTTCCTGTATCTGTTGCGGAAGAACTAACTACAGTCATCGTTACTGCAGAAGCTGGGAATACATATTCAGTTGAGCCACCTAATTCCCATATAGTTCTAGTAGTAGTAGATTGGGCTGGACCAAAAGAAAATAAATTAAATACTGTAGCTCCAGTAACTTTACTACGTCCTACTTGTGTAGCCCAATCAGCAGAAACAGAATACTCGTTATTAGGAATAACATAACTACCAGTTGAAGATGAAGTCCCTAACGGTGGAAAATATTGAATACTCATTATGTTGCTTCTCCACCAGTAACTGTAATAGTACATCCTGTAGCTGATGCTTTAACTTGAATTGTACCTCCAGCACTCATAATCTGACTACCTGTCCACTGAACAGTTGTATTACCAGGTAATGCATTGCCATAAAAAATAGCATTAGAAGTTCCAGCTGTACCACCACTAGGCACTAAGTTAACATAAACACTAACTGATGAAGACCCTGTGTTTACAATTGTAATGTCTTTAA